AGCTACCTGATTACGAGCATGTCGCCGCTGTGGCCTCTGGCAAGGCGGCGGGAACCCATTTGCCGGTTGTCCATACCCTGTTTTCAAACGTGAAGTCTTGGCTGGTCGGTACGCATCATGGAGTTAGTACAAAGCACCTGCCTCGGTATCTGCGGGAATGGTCGTATCGGTTCAACCGGCGTGGGCTGATCGGCAAGCTGGATCATTTCATTTTGCGGCGAGCGGTGAACAAAGCGACCATCACGTATGATGAACTGGTGGCTGGTGTAAGACTGCAAGGCGCCGCATAAATACTCCCCATGCGATATTATGAAATCATTGGTGAGAGCGCCGAGCGAGATGTGGCGATGGGAGGCAAGGCTCAACGCATGGCGTCCCAAGTCGCGGAACGCATACGCAATGGGCTGAAGGCAGATGCTGAGACAAGGCTGTTTCGCGACACGGTCCTTATGTGGCGCATGGAAACGCTTGGATTAACTGAAAATGAATCAGCCCTCAGTGAATGGTGTCTTGTGTTGGCGCCAAACCAAAGTCGCGGAGGCTGGGCAGTCACTGGTGCGACAATCCGCAACGAGAAAGCTATCGTCCTTGATCGGTATTCCCAAGTCGTGGTGATTTATGGTTTACGCGAGGTCAATAATTTCGGCGGAGGCATTTTAGCAACTGAACCCACATTTGTACGCGTTTTGGCGCATGAGTTTCTACACATGCTAGACATACTACGTCTTGACAATATTGAAGTAAAACCAGACCCAGTGGGAAATTATATGGATCGTATCGATCCTCAAAGATATTTCAATAAACCATTGGAATACAATGCACGATTCCATGATCTAGTCAGTAGTCTGACCTCGGTTGGTGCATCGGCTCCGGAGGAACGATTAGATTTGGCTGATGAGGTTGGTCTGACCGGCGATTTTAAGAAAGACCTTGAACACCTGCTAAAGCCGCAAGATCGGGATGGAACGGATGAGTTCTTAAAATGGCTCACCGAGCCGCGCCGGAAGGCTCTGCTTCGTCGTCTCTACAAATTGTATCAGCATGTATGGGCGCTTGTGGTGCAAGCCGAGGTCGAATAAGGTATAATTAGATAATGTGATAAGGAAGTTCAATCGATGAAAATGCGCCAAATTATGAACTTGGTCGAAAATGTTACGACAGACGTGTTCCCCGTTCCTCCTAAGCCAGTTGAGGAGGAGGGGATGACCGTGGGCAAATATCAGTATGCGCGTATCGCATATCTTGGCACGATCATCGCTAATGAAATGGTTGGAACAGATCGATCGTGGAACCGGGCAACCGCAGTGCGCAAAGCTATGAAGATCGTGAACGAAATAGGCGGGCAGGGCGGCTATACTGACGAAGCTTGGTTGGACTCAGCCCGCGCCTACATTAAGACAGGTTACCGTGAGTATGGGATAAGTTCCTGCCTTGACCTTGATAATATATGGAAGAAGGAAGACAAGTCGCGGAAGCAACAACAGCAGGACCAAAAACATAGGCAGGAAGTGGCTGCGCGCGTCTCGGCCAGCTTAGCGAGAACCACTGGTTGATCGCCACCATAATCCGACTATAAATCATCGAGCTAGATGGTAAGCGTTGCCATTGCAGCATCTGTCGATAAGCGATCGAATTCACTGATCACCGGTCAGATTTACCTCGTCAGGCGGCACTTCGATCCGACGAACTTTTTCGCCTCGACCAGAAACACTTTCCCATCGTCCGATCTCCCGAAAGGCGGAACCATGTTTGGGATCGTCGGTCTGTTCATATTGGCTGATGCGAATTGCGTCCGTGAGACCATTTTTTTTACGGGCTTTTTCCCGCATCACCTCCGGGGGCGTAAATCCCCGATCGATGATCGTTTGCAGCCCTTCGCTCCGGACGCCCCGTTGTTTCGGGTCAGAGACCTCAAAATAAGCAACGGTAAACGGCCCCTCAATCCGAATCGTGTTACCGGCAAGCCATATCCAGCCACCGACTTTCGGCTCAGGGCGCCTCATAGGTATTTCGTTCCCTTCGGCAATTTTCATAATCTCACGCATTTGCATTGGCTAGGTATCTTTCTCGGGCATTTTACGAGCAGGCCATATCATATTTTCACGCCGAACCCTGTGCGTCAAGAAACATCGACGCTTCGTGCTCGTAAGTATATTTAATGCATACAATGGTCTAGGTGTGCTAACCGGATAGGCACAATGATTAATTTGCCTATCCGGTTAGTGCAGGTTGGACTGGCGAGTCCAGTAAGTCGATGATCAGCGTATGCGCGTCCACAACCAGAGGTTTAATCACATGTCGTGTGGGTATATGATTAACGCGCTGTTCTACTTAGGTGTGGGTTCAAATAATACATACATGCGTATGCGAAACATGGTAAATATAGGCATCAATTTTACGAGCCGATATTTATGTCTGTATTTTTATATGAAGACGATTGCCTGCACGTACTGAAGAACTTACCAGAGAGTTCAGTCGATTCGATAATCACCGACCCGCCTGCTGGGATTTCGTTCATGGGTAAGACGTGGGACTCAGACAAAGGCGGGCGCGACCATTGGATTACTTGGATGACGCAAGTTTCCGCCGAATGCCTCCGTGTCATCAAGCCGGGCGGTCACGCGCTTGTATGGGCTTTGCCTCGAACTACGCATTGGACAGCGACCGCTTGGGAAAATGCTGGATGGGAGGTCAGGGATCGCGTAGCGCATTTGTTCGGAAGTGGATTTCCGAAGTCGCACAATCTCTCTGGCGATTTAGAGGGCTGGGGGACAGCACTGAAGCCAGCGTGTGAAGATTGGTGGCTGCTCCGCAAGCCATTGATCGGCACAGTGTTAGAAAACGTGTTGGCGCATGGAACGGGCGCGATGAACATCGCTGCTTGCCGAGTAGAAACTTCTGAAAATCTCAATGGCGGCGCTTACGCTCAGTCAGGTCAAGAACGATATGATGGCGCAGAGAACTGGCGCTATCGCCGGAACGGAGATGCTGGCGATTTCGTGCAGCCGACTGGACGTTGGCCTGCAAACATCGTTCACGACGGCTCAGACGAAGTATTGGAAGCGTTCGCAGCGTTCGGTGAAAAGCAGACCACTATGCGAAAGGGCTATATTAATGACCGCGACGCAGCAGTGTACGGGAAGTACGCGAACAGCCCGACCAATCCCAGCAATACATATGCGGACTCTGGATCAGCCGCCCGCTTTTTTTACTGCGCTAAACCTTCAAAATCAGAAAGAAATGGCAGCAAGCACCCCACCGTCAAGCCGGTCAACCTCATGCGTTACCTCTGCAAACTGGTCACGCCTAAAGGCGGCACAGTTCTTGACCCATTCGCCGGATCAGGTACTACCGGAGAAGCCGCAACTCACGAAGGTTTCAATGCAATCTTGATTGAGCAAGAACCGGAATACTGCACCACCATTCGCTGCCGTCTCGCTTTATGGCTTACGCCAGAGCCAATGCCCAATCCAGCAACATTGTCCCTACAAAATCCTTCTTTATCATCGCACGATGCCAGCCAAGATAATTCGCAAGGTATTTCGTCGCCACACCACGGCACCGGTCATTTACCAACACCTTCAACTTGCCGTGATGTGAATTTACCCGACCAAGACTCAGGCGACCCACGCGACGGGCTGGCGTCGGCACCGGGTTCATCTTGACCGAGCGCGGCGTCTGCGTCGGAATGAAGATTCTCCGGTGTTCTACGCCAGCCGCGTCTGCGATCCGCTCATAGACATGTGCGCCGTCCGAACAAAGAATCGAACCGGGCGCGATCCGCCCTTCCAATTCAGCTTCGATATCACGGAGCGAGGTCAGGATCGTCTCATAGATGCCGCCTGAGTTGTCCAGCGCGGTCAGCACCGGTACTTGCTCAGACGACAGGCCGGGCTTGCTGGCGCCCCATGCACGCGGGCGAGCGGCACGATTTTCGGGCGGGTTGCCCTTCTTCCAGCCGCGACTGCCCTTGAACGACCGGAGAAAGAAAGTTTCGTCCACCTCGATCACGCCCGAAAGAATAATCGCAGAGTTATTTGCTGCGGCTTTCAGGAAGCGATGCCTCCAACGCCAAACAGTAATGTGGTTTACACCGATACCGGCTTGAACAATCTTCCTGATGGAGCGGTATTCAGTCATGTGGCTGAGATATTGACCCCATTTCTCGGGCTTACGAGCACGCGCCATCGGTGTGCCAGTCAAGATGTTGTAGGTGCGGTGGCATTTGCCATTGCAGCATATAAAGCGTTGCCGTCCGCGCTTGTCTTTACCATGCAATGTTGCGCCTCTGGTCGAGCAATGCGGACATTGCCGCAGATCAAGAGTGAGATTGGTTCGCCGTGCGAGACGGAGTTCTGCGATCTGTTCGGATACGATGGTCTGAATGAGGCGTTCGAGGTCGAGAACCTGAGAGGCGGTGGCCTCGGTGATCTGTGCCTTGAGCCGTTCAAACCGAAGAAGTTCCATGCAGTCGGTTTAGCATGAACTCTTGATTTGTCAAGAACATATCGGGAACACAATGGCAACCCACACCTAAGTAGAACAGCGCGATGATTAATAATCTGCCTATCCGGTTAGCACACCTAGACGAACGTATGTTATAAATATGCCTATGGAAAATGACCTTAGACGATGGATGCGGTTGGTGGAGCAGAAACTTCGCGAAGACCTCTGTTTGATTTTACCAAATCCATACGACAAGGATGGTCCTCGTATTCAAGTATATCGAAATCCAACGTCGGGTGAGATGCGCGATGCTTTTCGTGAAGCCCAGTTCCATGCGTTGCGGGGCATTTTAGACTTGGCGACGGCGACGGTCTATGTGTGGGACGCTGCGTTCGAACATTCGGGCATTGAAGCGAAGTTAGATACGGCGGCGGGTTACGATGGTTTGTTGCTGTGGCTGAAAAAAGACCACGTACGTATCCAATGGAGCCATTGGAATGACTTTGATACGAAAGAAGAAGCCGAGGCGGACTTAGCAGAAATGATTACAAAGGTCTCTGCGCGTTGCGACAACCTGTGGCGCGCATACGGTCGGCGCGTGCCGCTGTTACCGGAAGAAGATGAGAATGATGAAGCTCGACCGTGGTCATAGCCGTATACGTCTCGGTGACTTACTGGACTGGTGAGTCCAACCTGTGCTAACCGGATAGGCAGAATGATTAAGGCGCTGTTCGACTTATGCGTGGGTGATGAATTTCGCATACAGCCGTAGGCATAAATACCGTAACATCCGGAGACACAGCATGACCTCATCAGAAACAGTCAAAAACGAGCAAAACGAATGGCAAGCCATGCTTCATCGGCTCAGGAATGCAGGATTTTATATACCTACCACTTGGTTCAATCCGCCGCTCAGCAACCCAGCGCAGGATTCTTGTTAGACGTGGCGACTTATGCGTGGATGATCGAAATCCGCATACAGGCGTAAGCCGGATCGGGGCAAATGCGGAAGCTAAATATGGTCGTCATTTTATTGAGACGACCATCCAGTGTCCGTATATCTCCATGAAGGCGATTGCCTCGACGTATTGAAAACTATGCCCAGCGAATCGGTTGATTCGGTCGTGACCGACCCGCCGTACGGCCTGTCATTTATGGGCAGGAAATGGGATTATGACGTGCCAACCATTGCCATCTGGCAAGAAACGTTGCGGGTCTTGAAGCCGGGTGGTCATCTGCTGTCATTTTCCGGCACCCGCACGTATCACCGCATGGTGGTGGCGATAGAGGATGCTGGTTTCGAGATCAGGGACCAGATTGGCTGGCTCTATGGTTCAGGATTTCCAAAAACGCCCAATGCGTTGAAGCCTGCTTGGGAGCCGATCGTGCTGGCCCGCAAGGCATCGAGCGGTACAGTAGCGGAAAACATAGTGGCGCATGGAACAGGCGCAATAAATATCGGCGAATGCCGAGTACAATATACCTCTGCATCTGATTTCGAAAATGCAAAAGGTGGCAACAGCGGAAGCGTATCGTGCGATATGGACGGGTGGGGTTTTAAGACTGCTAAACCGCAGAGTGCGAAAATTTCTGCTGATGGACGATGGCCCGCCAACGTCATCCATGACGGCTCCGACGAGGTGTTGGAGGCGTTCGCGGCGTCTGGTGAACGAGGGGCTGGTGGAGGTAAACAGCGTATTATAACTCGAAATACCGCCCTCGGCAGAATGAATGACGGCGCATGGAAACCAAAGTCAATCGAAGGTGCGCTGCGCGATCATGGCGATACCGGCACTGCCGCTCGGTTCTTTTATTGCGCCAAAACATCGAAAGCCGAACGCAACGGCAGCAAGCACCCCACGGTCAAGCCGGTCAGTCTCATGCGCTATCTGTGCAGGCTGGTGACGCCGCCAAACGGCATCGTCCTCGACCCATTCGCTGGTACCGGCACGACGGGTCAGGCCGCCATAGATGAAGGTTTCAGCGCCATCCTGATCGAACAAGAACCTGAATACTGTGCAACCATCCGTTGGCGGCTGGCTCTTTGGCTTACGCCAGCGCCCGATCCAGCAGCGCTAACCCAGCGAAACCCTTCCGTACCATCGCCCGATGCCAACCAAGATAATGCTCAAGATATTTCGTCGCCACCCCACGGCAGCGATCATTGATTAGCACTTTCATCTTGCCATGATGCGAATTTACCCGACCAAGCCCAAGCCGCCCTGTCTGGCGCTTCGTGCGCACCGGATTGCGCTTCACCGACCGAGGCGTCTGGGTTGGCACAATGACGCGGCGATGCTCCACACCAGCCGCCATCGCGACCCGCACATAGGCTTTCGCCCCATCGGAACACAGGACCGAACCGGAAGCGATGCGACCCGCTAGTGTTGCTTCAATGGCGGTCAGCGAGGGCAGGATCGACTCGAAGATGCCACCGGAGTTGTCCAGTGCAGCCAACACCGGAACTTGTTCGTTGGACAGACCGGGTTGGCTGGCGCCCCATGCACGCGGACGGGCGGCGCGGTTTTCGGGCGGCTTACCTTGCACCCATCCACGGTTGCCCTTGAACGACCGCAGAAAGAACGTCTCATCGGCTTCGACTACACCGGATAGGATGGTCGTGTTGTCATTGGCTGCGGCCTCCAGGAAACGGTGACGCCAGCGCCAAACGGTGGTGTGGTTAATTTTGATGCCGGTCGCCACGATCTTTCGGATGGACAGGTATTCCGTCATATGGCCGAGGTATTGTCCCCACAGATTGGACTTGCGGGCGCGAGCCATCGCTGTGCCGGTGAGGATGTTATAGGTGCGATGGCATCCGGGGTTGCGGCATAGGAACCGCTGGCGCCCGTTGCGCTCCTTGGCATGCAACGTGGCGCCTTTGGTGGCGCAGCGCGGGCAGGTGCGGGCTTCGATGACGGCGTTGGTTCGGCGTGCCAGCCGGAGGTCGGCGATCTGTTCTGATACGATGGTCTGAATAAGCCGTTCCAGATCGAGCACTTGAGACGCGGATGCCTCGGTGATCTGGGCTTTGATGCGCTCAAACTGCTGATATTCCATGACGTTGGTGTATCAGGAACTTGCGCTTTGTCAACGATCTTGTTGCATATCCATGTACACCCACGCATAAGTCGAACAGCGCCATGATTAATCTGCCTATCCGGTTAGCACACGTGATACCGTCGTATGTCATAAATAATCGTATGCTCCCCTACGGTTTTGGTGAATTGTTGGCTTGATCGTATACGGCAGCGACCCCGATCTTCACCGCATCAACCCCGTGCGACCGATCTCCTGACGGCTATATAGAAGTCAGTAAAGAGCGTTTTGAAGGGCATCGAGGGTATCAGCCAGACGAAGTTTGACATCGAAGCGCTGCTCTGCCCAGTACATAGCCTTGAGAACATCCAACTCGGGCTTCTTGACAGCTAACTCTTTGATAAACTTGTAGGCTTTAACCAGTCGCTCACCGTCATCTCCACCAGAGATGGAGAGATCGAAAGCCTCGTTGATCAAGTTCATAATCTTGCGCATGGCAGTTACTCAGAAGTGCGACTCTATTTATGTAATATTTATGCTCCTTGTGTAATCATCCCGCGCACAAGTTCATCATAGGTGATCGTCGTTTTGTTTACCGCCCGACGCAGAATGAAATGATCCAGCTTGCCGATCAGTCCGCGCCGGTTGAACCGATACGACCATTCCCGCAGATAACGCGGCAAGTGCTTCGTGCTGACCCCATGATGCGTCCCAGTCAGCCAAGACTTCATGTTGGAGAACAGCGTGTGGACGACCGGCAGATGCGTCCCAGTGGCCTTGCCAGAGGCCACAGCGCCAACATGCGTGTAATCAGGTAGTTGCTGGCGGTAACTGGAAAAGCCGTCCGTCACGACGCTGCTGCCCAGTTTCACATTCGACCGGATGAACTCGCCCAGCACCTTCGCGGTCGCGTTGGGAGCCACAGCGACCCGCATACTGCCAGCAACGTAACCCTGCTTACGGATACCCTTGTGCTGCTTCTCGGTGGCTGGCACCCGTTCCACAACCACTACGATGAGCGATTTGTCCTCGTCCTTGCCACGTCCGCGATTGCCGGGCTTGCCTTTGCCACCGTAGAAGGTTTCATCGACTTCCACGAAATCCTGCAACTGGAAATCAGTGCTTTCGGACAAGGCATGGCGCAGTTTGTGCGCCATCAACCATGCCGTGTCATATCTGATCGACAATTCGCGGCACAGCATCATGGCTGATACGCCGCGTTTGTCGTGCATCATCAGGTAGCTGGCAAGAAACCACTTCCGCAAATCGGTGCGAGTCTTGTGAAAGATTGTGCCCGCTGTGATCGAGTGCTGGTGGTCGCATTCGGCACAGGTAAACAGGCGCGGACGGCAGTTGAGGTGGTACGCCTCGGTGGAGGGGCATTTCGTGCAGACGAAGCCGGTCGGCCAGCGCAGATCATACAACGCCTGAATGCACGATGCCTCAGTGCAGTATTTCTCGGCAAACGACAGGAAGGAACTCGGCTTGTACATGACCTGAGTTGTATCAGGTATCGCAACGTTGTCAAGGGTTTAGATGAATACCAGTGTAGCACACGTGACATCATGGTATGTTCATAAATATGGTCATGGAAAATGCTCTGAGACGGTGGATGCAGTTAGTGGCCGAGCGGTTGGACGAGAAGGTTCATAAGATATCGATCTTCAGCGGTCGTCGCGAACTTCAAGTCTACGAAAATCCGTCGCAAGTTCAAGTAAGTAACGTTATAGAAAGCAGCGAATTCAATGAAGCACGAATGGTGTTAGATACCGAGGGTAACCTTTTCATTTGGGACGCGTCATTGTCGGATCACTACAAAGTTGCGAATTCTTTGGGCATAACGGCAATATACAATGGGTTCATTGACAGACGTGGCATCACGTTGCGAGGCACGTACAAGGATTTATCTGCTATTCGCCATAAGCTACAACAGGCTCCGATGATCATTCGAGCGATGGGTAGCGATGTGTCTGTTGGTCTCCACTAAATATTCCAATGAGATACCACGAAATCATCACTGAGGCTCGTCCGAAAATTCCATACAACGGCTTACAGCGTTGCACCGCCGTTTCTGTTAATGCCATTTTGCAACATTTTGGCTTCCCGCCAATATCCATCGAGGAAGTGGGCTGGGAGGGCGTGTCTGTCGAGTCTGCCTTAATCAAACGTGGCTTAAGTATCAGACCAATCAATCAGACAATCCATACTCTGGGTACAAGATATACAGTAAAAACTTTTGTCGCCAGTCATAATGTTGGTGTGTTCTCTTTATGGACGACCGGACATGCCATGGCGCTTGTCAACGGACAACTTTATGACACGGCGGAGCGAGGCGCGGACGGTCGGCGATTACAAGGAGTGTTTGAAATCTACAAACCGTGAACGCTATGGTATCACGTGTGCTAACCGGATAGGCAGAATGATTAAAGTGCCTATCCGGTTAGCACAGGTGATACCATAGTATGGTAAATAATCGTATGAAAATGCGTCAAATTATTCGAATCATCGAAGCTGCTAGCAACCCGCCAACAGACCCAGCCGTGCTTTATCGGCTCGCTGAAGCGCCCATGACTGTCATCGCATTCCACGGCACCCGCAAACGGTTTGGGCAGTTTGATCCCCAGTTTATCGGCAGTGCCAGTGACCGTGGCTATCTTGGTCACGGCTTCTATTTTTCCACAACCTTTCATGTAGCGGCCAGCTATGCCTATGATCATCCTGATGGTGCCGTTCTAAAGTGTCGTTTGACGCTCAACAACCCCTACAAATTGCACGTCGATAACGCCATCGAATATCAGACGCATTTCCATCAGTCTGATGTTCGTGCGTGGCTGGAAAAGTATCACTATGACAGTGTGATCTGCGCGCATTATCCACAGGATGCGGAAGATGACCATTCAACCGAAATCATGATTCTCCACGCCGATCAAATTACAATTTTAGATCGGCTTGAACCTGACGCAAAGGGCGTTGAAGGCTCGGGCGAGGATTTGCGTCAACATATGGAACAGCACCGAGGTTGGCATTCCGGTTGACTGCATACCATGGCATCACGTGTGCTAACCGGATAGGCAGAATGATTAAGGCGCTGTTCTACTTAAGCGTGGGTCTCTGGGATCGGAGGGGTTTTGAACCACGACAACGGTATCGGGACACCACAGTTCCACAGATGTCGGTTCGTGGCCTCCCATTGAGCGTCCAATTCGGCGTCTGGAGCGTCATTTTCGACTGGGATTTCTGATTTGTGCGTCATTATAATGATTCCTTGTGTTGTTTATTTAGGTTGACCCGGCACCCACGCTTAAGTCGAACAGCGCCATGATTATAGGTTCCGGCACGACAGCAATCGCCTGTATCAATTCAGGAAGAAGCTTCATCGGATTTGAAACGGATTTGGACTTCTTCAAAGCCGCCCGAGACCGGATCAAGTCTCAGACCGTGCCAACTGATAATTCTCCATTTACCTTTGGTTTAGGCTCCCTGTGAGCAGGCCCCAGCATACTACCAGCAACGAAACCCTGCTTGCGGATGCCCTTGTGCTGCTTCTCGGTGGCGGGTATACGCCCCAGCCCAAGTGTTCCATACTTCGATGGGTTTCCGCGTCCACTGTTCCAACGTCGTCAGATGACGCAACATGGCAAGCGATTGCATCCGCCCCAATGCCACCGCCGCCTCGCGAGCGTGCCACTGCGCCTCGTCTATCCGGTTAGCGCAGGTGACACCATGGTATGCATAAATATGCCCATGGAAATGGCCCGGATGAGACGATGGATGCGATTGATGGAAGCGGCGACTTTTCGGGCCTATCACGGCTCTCCACATGATTTCGATACATTCGACGCGGCGAAAATCGGTTCTGGCGAAGGTTCGCAACAGTTTGGATACGGACTGTATTTCGCCGGAGACAAAAGGACTGCCCGATCCTACAAGGCTATGGCAGCAAATCCAGCACGACGCGCTCAGACTGGCCTGACAAGGACGGGTCAGGACCAAATCGTTCTCGACAGTTTGATTCGTCTGTGCGCCCACAAATGGACACACGGGGATGTTAACAAACTAGCTGACCTTATCAGTAAACGTCCAGCAGCATTCGAGAAACCGGAAGCTATGTTGCAACGTATTGCATTATACCATGATAATTTACCACCTTCATATATGTATGAGGTGCAGATCGACGCAAACCTAGATCATTTTCTTGATTGGGACAGATCGGTAGGTCAACAGAACTCCTTGGTTCAAAACTTTCTCTCGCACCATATGACCCATGGGATCACGCCGCAAAGCAGTGGAGCCGAAGCGTATCGATTAATTGGCAGAGGACCGGAAGTAAGCGCAATCATGCTTGACGCTGGCATTCCCGGAATTACACATCGGGATGTTGGTAGTTTATACGGCGAGGACCGGAAAAACTACGTCGTTTTTGATCCTGCAACGGTCAAGATTGTCAGCAAAACCATGGATAACGAATGAACGCTATGGTATGCATAAATATCGTATGCGTTTGAGCGAAATCACCAGTGTGCCTTACGACGACAGGCAATATGAACCAACCGCGCGCAACATGCGGCAACCCGATCTTACCGATCGCGAAGCCCAAGCTGTTCACTGGTGGCGCGAACATGGATACTCACCAATCAACAGTGCATTGCGCGGGAACGATCCCGAATGGCCGATACGCAGCGACGATGAGATGCAGAGTGACTACGGTTTCACCATGACAACCGATGAAGCCGTGCAGCATCTCGACAATATTCAGGCTAAGGAGTTGAAACGCCAGCATACCATTAAAGTATTCCGAGGTGAACGCAGTCAGGAACGCACCGATCAGTTTGCGCAGATGGACATCGGCGCGTCCTACATTGAGCCTGGGTTCACCAGCGCCTCGATTGGGCCATCCTATGCCTTCTACTATGCCATGGGGCGCAATCAAACCAGCGCGCTCTCAATGATCCAGTTACCGCCATCGGTGCGCGCTGTATATGTATCCGGCAAGGAACACACAGAAATGGAAATGTTGATCGACCGTAATGTCCGCTTCACCTTGCAGGCCAAGCGGAACATCCCCAACCGCAATCCGCATTATCGTGGCCAGAACATTCTGCTGTTCGCATGGAAGGCCGAGTCAGAACACCGCATACGGTAGTGTCACCTGTTCTAACGATCCGGCTCGATAATTCGGCGCAGCGTCCGCCGCTCCGCATCGGTCAACTCGTTCAGTCGCCATAACATCCACCATGCCGTTTTCTGCGTGATGTCGAGGTCACGAGCAAGCTGCGCACTAGATATCCCACGGCGCCAACTCTCAATGCCGTTGATCCATTTGTGCAATGGAATATGACTGCGATGGAAGATCGTCCCGGTGCGGATGGTAAAATCTATTTTGCAAGCGTTGCAGCGATAAAAGCCGCCCTTGCGGACGGTGATCCGATCCCCCGTGCCACACGCCGGGCATCGCGGGCCATCTGGCCATAAACGGCTTTCCAGGTAGCTCTGCGCAGACTCGGGATCGGAGAACATAATTCAATTTTAGCGAAAGAGTTTCAATCATGAATGCTACATCAGCCACCGATCTCGTGGCAATCCGCGACTTCGCGCGGACACTGCGCCTCGGCACGTTTCGTCGGGTTCGCGCTGACCTGTGTCGATTGGGCTATCTCGTGCCGGGCGATCCCGATGTCATAGCGCCTTTGGGACAAAGGCTCCTGGGGTTCGTCGATGATCCCAAACGCATAGACCGGCGTCTTCTGGCCTTAACCGCAGAGGGCCGCACCCTCGTCAGACGCCATTATGTGGCAGGCGAGCTTACCACTGAGGTGAAGATCGGCACGACGAACTGGAGTCGGTGGTAAGGCGGGGGGGTAATCATCGCCCCACTCTGGCTTAACATCACCATTCGACAATCACTTTGTAAGGGGTAGCCATCGGGCATCTTGATTATTTTTTTGTTGCGTCGCGCGGTGAATCGGGCGACTATCACGTATGATGAACTGGTTGCCGGTGTTCGACCGGCAGGAGCATAAAGGTATGAGCATTAAAAGAAACCCATCGCGGGCCTTCTTTGAGCGCGTGAAAATGGGCATATGTCCATCCTGCGGTAAAAAAGGATTAGGTCCGGTCAAAACTTCTGAGCCGCCAAATTTGCGTTTGATACGTTCATGTCGCTACTGCGTTGTCGATTATGACGCTCATTCGGCTCTGCGGCCTGATCCCACCCACGTCCCCACTAAATGCCCCATTTCACCGGTCCAAACGGACGATAGGTCAGATGTTTAGCGTTGATCGACTTGCCGATAAGGTCAGGCGCCATCTTACTGGCACCCGTGGAACTATCATGATAGATGATACCATCATGACCAGTTGCCTGAGCGATCTTCGTATAGGCTTTGGTATCAGCAATCGCATATACATCTACCTCAGTGTGTTGAAGTATGTGTGAAAACGTCTCCCAGTCCTCGCGCGCCACCGCACGGCGGACTGACGTTCGTAGTTCTTCCCAAAAATCAATATTCATCCCCGGTGGAAACCGAAAATGAAAAGGCACATCTCGATCGTTCATCAGGTAAAGCGCATAGATCAAATTACGAGTTTCTTGGACGTGTTCAGTCGCATCGGCAATCCCAGCAGCATATAAAGCATCCTCCAAACTGATCATGTCAGAGCCTGATAGATCGACTGGATTTTGCAAATCAAAATCGGCGCGCGTGACACGTGAGCCTGTCACATAGGCTTTGGATTTTGGATCAGCCGCATACACGGAAGCCACGTCGGGATCATCGGTAAACGACAGCGATGGTCGTTTGGTGTGTTCCGGGTCGGATCGGCTGCCGCGATAATACGTTGCCTCGATGATGTCACGCATTAGCATGTCGTATTTATGACAAACAGGGGTATAGGTGTTCTAACAGGTAGGCAGATTAATCATTCTGCCTATCCGGTTAGTGCAGGTTGGACTGATGAATTCCATCGTCGGGATGGCTTCAGGCAGGCCGAAGCGGATCGGCAATTACGATGTCACGCCCGCGTCGCATCAAGTTTGCTGGTTTGAGATCAAGGACGCATTGCGGCGTCACGATACTGCGAACGAAGGCGCATGCTTCGGCAAACATCGGATATTGGGCGGCAAATTCATCCGGTGGACGAAGCGCGTTGGCTGGGTCATTCAACCAGACCAGCGACTTTGGGTAGGTATCAAGCGGGCGCAAGCGCTCCACTATTGCGATGAAAACCTCTTGTCGTCCAATGTTGAACCGTGACCAATGCTGGAGCCTCATCTGTTTAGGGGTGACCATCCCGTCTCGGTCACGGGATCGTTATGGCGGTCGATGGATACAGCGTGTTGCCGCCATTCAGATTAGTGATCAACGCCTGTTGCCAGCTATAGGCATAGTTCGCGCAGGCAGTCGCAAAATTCTCAAACTGGAGAGCGGTAAAGGAATACTGCACGCCCTTGGCATCGGTGAAATTGAACGTCGTCCCACCGCCCGGCAATGGTCGTCCGGCGACGATATTGCCATTGATATTGCCGATCAGATTGGTCGCTTGGTCGTTCAGCGTGTAGGTTCCGGCGAGGTGGGGGGAACCATAACATTGCAAGGTCACGCCTTGGGCCATGATCCTTGGCTGAATATCTTGCAAGAGAACCAGGAATAAGTCTGCGGGACTGGCAATCACCGTCGGGAAGTAGCCGTTCGCGCTCCACGTCCGATAGGCGGGTGCTGTCTGCTCAACATAAGCCATCGTCGCACTGCTCCACACCTGCTTGAATCCAGTAACACTCCAGTACCAATCAGCGACGTTAAAAAATGTCATAGGTCTATTGATCCAAAATTCGGTTGAGTATCGAAGATGATTTAGCCGTAATAGCCACCGCCATAGACCAGAGCATTGCCGGTCCCCGCGAGACTACCGGGAAGATAGTTCAGACCAGCCCCATTTACGCCGAGATAGCCACCATTGCCGACGACGAACTTTAATCCGGTAGCCGTTCCCACCCAGGTGATGCCCAAAAACTGAACATAGCTGCTACTGAGTGAAGTCGCGAACCCCCATCCCGCTGTTGCAAAACCGGGATTGCCGATCAAGGTGACGGTCATTCCAGCCGGAGAAGCACCGTACCCATTGAATGAGGCCGTGCTTGTCTCGGCAGCGGCCACATGGCCCAGTCCTGCCCCTCCTGAGATCGTGTAGGGCGAAATGCATCCAAAACTAGCGGCAGCCTGCAATAGAATGTGAAACGAACCACAGGAACCGAAATTCATTCCAGGCCCGATTGAGCAAAGTCCGCCATTAGAAAGGTATAAGCCAGTGCCAGTTTGCTTGACAAGACTGGTCGTGCCGACCGGAGCCTGAACGGTGAAATTGCTCACCGAGAGCACAGCCGCCCAAACAACGGAAATGGCATTGACATTAGTCACCGAAACAATGGTATTGGCGTAGCTGCCGCTTTGCGAGGTCAGATTGAGTCCACTCTGAAACCCGGTCAGCGGGCCATACATCGTGAGCGGGCTTGTATGCGTGCCGGGCATCAGATAGATGGTGAATGTATACCCGGCCCCGTCATACAGGTTTTGACCAAGATTATAGGCATATTGCATAGTCGCAAACGGCAAGGTCGTGCTGCCCGTGCCGGTCGCGTCATTACCCGTTGGACTAACGTAAAGCACCAGATTGGCTGTGCACCGGATGCGCGTCGCACTGTAAACAAACGCGGTCGTCGCCAATTGGGTATTATTAGCCAGCAGCGCGGCGGTGCTGGCAAAAGCCTGACCAGGGATCGTCAGATTGCCCAGCGCCGATAAGGTCATCGGAGACGTACCCGCTTGGGTTGCGGAAAAACTGATTTGCGAGCTTAGCTGGGAGATACTGCCGGTAATCGCGCCAGTATTATTGATGAAGTAAAGATAGCTGGCATTATTTGTCCCTTGCCCGATTTGCAAATTGCCGCCGATCACCCGCACACTCGGTGTGAGAAGATCAACGGTGACCGAATTGACCCCGGCACGCGAAATCCGCAAGACATCCGTCGAGATGGTGCCGAGATCGTTCACCAAAGACAGCGCGAGCGCCGGAGTCCCAGCAATATTCGAAGCCCGAAATCGGTATATCTTCGAATCCGGAAGCTGATCGTTCCGTGCCAGCGAAAACGTCGCATCGGATACCGCAGAATAGACCGTGGCGGCCGTGGCAGCGGTGAGATTCAAATACGGCAGATCGTAGACCAGCAGGGTGGCCGTGTCCGTGGCAAAGCCCACATGGGCATTGTTGGCGATCACCACCAGATTGCCGGGGTTAAGCGGATCGACATAATAATGGGCGCCTTGGACAAACACCGTCGCGCCTGCCGGATAGGGTTCGCCCTCAGAGATCAATTGGTTATTGGCACCCCGCAGGCCGACCGGGGCCTTCGTATCGTCCGTCGCCGAGGCGAGTTGATAGGTCATTGTCGTGGTGTTGAAATACACCGCTTGGCCGACAGCCACCGAGGCGTCCCAATCCGCCGCATTGCCGCTCAGTGACGTGATAAAGCTTTGCAGTTTGTTGGAAACGAATGCCGTGGTGGCAAGCTGGGTGGTCGCAGTTCCTATGGCCGCCGTGGGACCGGTCGGGAGGCCGACAAAATTCGGCGAACTTAAGGGTGCCAGTCCTGCGGTGGTCAATTGCGCCAGGGTGATATTCCCGGACAATCCAATCACCGAAGCCACACCCGCGATAAGCTGGCCGACCTGATTGACGACAAAGGCCGTCGTGGCAATCTGATTATTGGAGGTGCCGACATTGGCTGTCGGCGCCGTGGGTACCCCGACGAAGACCGGCGCGTTGAGCGGGGCTAGCCCGCCCGCGATCATCTGGGCCAAGGTCACATCACCGGAATTGCCCAGCACCGAGGTCACGGCGGTCACCGAATACCAAACACTGCCATTCCAAACCATCATCAAATGATGGGTGGAATCGTACCAAAGCTGCCCGGTGAGCGGCGAGGGTGGCGCCATCTGATTGGCCGCGTTCTCCAACAGCCGCACAAAATTGTTGGCGATGATGGTGCCGTAGCCAGGATAGAGATGGCCGACCAGCGATAAAGACGTGGTCGTGTCAACCGCATCGTCCGGGATAGTCGTCAAGACATAGCCATTGGTCAGTGTGATTTGATACGACACCCGCGCAACTCCATTTTGGCTATTTAGACGCCAGGAGCGGGATCGTTATGCGCGGCGAATCCAATCGGCCGCATACATAGACACATGTTGAAAAGGAATTCTCGTATTTCTACTTCAATGTTTTGCAACCGCTACCGAAGTCGATGCTACGGCATAACGTAATGGCGCACAGGAGCAAAGCAGCGGATGAAAATATCAAGAATTGCTAGATTTAGTCACGCTCGAACGGTCTAATGCCCCGTTACGGATAAGCAGAATCATCCCGTTGATCGAAAACTAGATTGCTGACATCGGACTATGGCCAAGCAGATTCCCTGCGGTTGGTAAAACCGCGAATTGTGTTTTTCGGAACCGTGCCCTGCGTGCGGTTTTTTGGCGTGTCGATCGTCAGGCGGGTTGGCGCAAGGCACAACTGCTGAAATACGCCGAGCAGACCAGTAGTGACACCCCCATCACACCGGACAGGTCCAGCCGCACCGCGCAGACCCCCAAGCCGCAAAGCGCCAAAAGACGCATGGCGAGAAAGAATCGGCGCCCCTGATGGAGACTGCGGTACGTCCATTCGATCTCCGCCAACCACAACGCCAGCCGATAAATCAAAATGCCGATGCCACAGGAGAGCAACCGCAGCAGCATCTCGGAACACCGATGCCACAGTCCATGCGCCACCATGACCATGATGAAAACAAGCATCCCATCACAGAAAAATCGCGCAATGTTGAACGTGGAAATGCGCGGCGCCAACCGGTCGGCTACCGGCTGAAACAAAGTCCTGATCACAAAACCGTCAATTGCATCTTCCATCCTTCTGCCCCGTCTTATATCACCTTTCCCAGCATACCGTAGCGCACTGGCAATGTAAACGTGCTGGGCAATTCAGAGCGAATGCGTTGACATTAAAGCATTCTTCAACGATGCGGGAGTTCGTTCCCGAGACGCATAAATCAAACCGAACTTCATTGAGAATAAATCCATGTCAAACCTGGATAATGTCGATCCGTCTTGGCCGTTAGGCGACCTGAAACGCCATCATTATAAGGTTCTCGTGATCGATCCGCCCTGGCGATGGCAAGCATGGTCGTCGAAAGGATTGCATAAATCGCCCCAGAACCACTACCAATGTATGGACCTCGCGGCGATCAAACAGTTGCCGATCGCGGAATTGGCCGATCCAGAAGGCTGCGCCCTGCTGCTCTGGGGAACGGCGCCAATGATACCGGAGGCGCTGGAAACCTTGCAGGCATGGGGCTACACGTTCAAAACGATGGCGACTTGGGCCAAACGCAGTTCGACCGGCGCCAAGTGGGCGTTTGGAACCGGTTATATTTTCCGCAGTGCGGCAGAGTTCATTCTGGTCGGCACGCGCGGCAAACCCAAACAAAAAGTCAAAAACGTGCGCAATCTGTTCATCGCCCCGGTACGGGAACACTCCCGCAAGCCGGACATTATCTTCGAATATGCCGAGGCGTTATGGGATGGACCCTATGCCGAAGTGTTCAGTCGCGAGGCCCGCCATGGCTGGGACCGGTTCGGCGATGAGCCAGATAGATTTGTTTCCAACCCGGAGATCGACGCATTAATCTCCTGAGATCGGCCTGGATTACCGTTAACAAATTGGTACTTGCAATCACTTTTGAAACTTGATAGGGAGTTCATTGTCAAACTTAACAGGAGTTGCTTATGGCCCGTCGCATCAAGAAGCCGACCTTTCACGGCGAAATCAAAACGGCTCGACTACAGCGCAAGCTGACGGTCGGCTGGGTTGCCGAAAAGGTCGGCGTGTCTCGCATGTCAATCTATCACTGGGAACATGGCACCGTCCGCCCACGGGCCAACAACCTGACATCGCTGTGCAAGACGCTGAGATTGCCGGTGCGGACGATGCGCGAATTGGCCGGTGCCTAGGCACTGGCCGCGATCAGCCATGCGGCGAATTCAACAACTTCGCGTCGGCTCATGCCAAAACGGTCGGCAATGGCGTCGCGATCAACCTGGGCAATCCAGGTCTCAATAGACTGGATGGGCAACACCTCGCGCATGACATGGCCGAGGAGTGCTTGGTCCATGCGCGAGAGTGTCTTGGATTGCAAAATGTAATCCTCGAACGCCTCGCAGGCCAGCGGCACGATCGGCTTGATCAACTCATACATGGCGTCCGCATACACGCGAATTTCATATTGCGCATGGTTGTCCATACGCAGACGCAAGAACCTGAACAGGTTCCATAAATTCATTTTAATGTAGGCCTCGGTATACCCCGACACCGGCAGCACAGTGCGCGCCAACTCGCGCGAGATGCCGGAGAAGTCCCCGGTCAACAGCGGTTGGTCCGAGGCATATGGATCGAAGTGTTCATCATCACCGCCCGCTCGCTCGCCCAGCAGCACGTGGTAAGCCTGGAAGGCATGCTCAGCGGCTTCCTGCATCAGCCACGTCACCCCGTCCTTCGAGACGTCATCGATCGCCCCAGCCCGTCCCTGGCGGTTGGTAGCAGACTGTGGCTGAATTTCATTCGGATCGGGCAGATAGAACTCGTCCGGCATCACACTATAACGTCCACTATGCTCGTTGGTTGACATCGTTCGATGCCGAATTACCTGACGCATCACGAAAATCGGCAATTTTATGCAAAACAC